ATTGGGTAGCTAAAACCATTAAAGAGGATTTGGGGTTGAAATGACGGAAACAAAAAAACCAACGCAGACCGATTTTGGCAGAGCTTTTGAGTGGGCGGTTGGATGTTCTATAGGTCGCCAAACTGGTGCGCCAGTAATACCTTATTTTTTGTGGGAGTACTAAATGAGCTGTCCTTTTAAGCAGGTGATGGTATTAGATTTTGAAACTTATTGGGATAGCCAATCATATACGCTTTCAAAAATGACAACGGAGGAATACATCCGTGACCCTCGGTTCAAGGCGTGGGGTATGGCCTATAAGTTCCTGGGTGAAGATACTATACGTTGGGTGCACCGGTCTGACTTGCAAGGTTTTTTTGATAAAGTAGACTGGACTACAACTGCTGTGGTAGCGCACAATTCGATGTTTGACATATCTATACTGGCTTGGATTTATGGGTATGTACCATGCTTTATTTTTGATACCCTGAGCATGGCGCGAGCACTGCACGGCGTTGAGGTGGGCAACAGTCTGGCTAAACTGGCAGCACGTTTTAACCTACCACCTAAAGGTAAGGCGCTGTATAGCACAGATGGCAAGACAGTACTAAGCCATGCAGTGGAAGAAGAACTTGCCGAGTACTGTAAGCACGATGTGTTTTTGTGTGATGCGATATTTAAGGAACTGGTGAGAGATTTTCCCAAAGATGAGTTGCGCCTGATAGATATGACGCAGCGTATGTTTATACAGCCAAGGCTAGTGCTGGATGCAGAGCTACTAACAGAAGTGATTACAGAGGAAAAAATAAAACGTGAAGGTTTATTAAGTAAACTTGGAGTATCAGATGAAGACCTCGCAAGTAGCGAAAGGTTTGCAGAAAAACTTTCACAGATCGGGAATTTGGTGCCGCCCAAAAAGATCAGTAAACAAACAGGCAAAGAAGCATGGGCCTTTGCGAAGACAGATGCCGTCTTTCAGTCGCTCCTCAATGGTGACAATGAGGAGGCTGCGCTTCTTTGTGAGGCGCGTCTCGCAGTTAAAAGCACGCTCGAACGGACGCGCTCGCAAAGGTTCCTGGATATTTCTTCCAGGGGTGCGCTCCCTGTCCCGTTATCTTATTACGGCGCGCATACAGGGCGATGGGCTGCGGCTAAAGGGGCTAGTATAAATCTTCAGAACTTGAAACGTAACAGCAAACTGCGTAAAGCAATTATGGCCCCAGAGGGTAGCTTGTTAGTGGTGGGGGACTTATCGCAGATTGAACCACGTGTATTAGCGTACTTATCCGGCAATACTGAACTACTGGAAATCTTTAAGTCCGGTGCAGACCCGTATGCTGCGTTTGGTGCTCGTATGTTCGGAATTCCTGGGATGACTAAGGACTCACACCCTCTTTTAAGACAAAGTGCGAAGTCGGCTTTAATAGGTGCAAATTACCAATTAGGCTGGCGGTCATTTTCACAACAACTTTTAGCAGGGTTCTTAGGGGCTCCTCCGGTAATGTATACAGTAGAAGATGCAAAGTTATTAGGCGTTACTCAGGATGAAGCTGATGCTTTTATAAGTTATGAGCCATTCTTTAAACGGGCGCTGGAGATCCCTCGTGTATGTACAGATAATGAAATCCTTGTACACTGTATTGCAGCAAAGAAGATAATTGATTTGTACCGTGGATCTAGCCAGGAGACGGTAGCTTTTTGGAANATGTGTACAAGTGCACTTGAGGGTGTTTTAAGCGGTAATGGCAAGCCTTTTACCTACAAATGCCTTGAGTTTTCCAAGGAAAAAATACGCCTTCCCAACGGGATGTTTTTGCGCTATCCTAATCTTAAATGGGATGTGGAAGAGAAAGAATGGCAGTATGGCGAAGGTTCTAATGTAACTAAAGTATATGCTGGTAAAATTACGGAAAATTGTGTGAGTGCTGTGGCTCGCATTGTAATGACTGATGCCATGTTGAAGATAAGTTTTTGGGGAGATATTTTGTTAACTGTGCATGACGAGTTGATTGTGCTGACTGATGAAGAAGATGTGGAAGATGCAGCACAAGCTGTAAAAGAAGCATTAACAGAAGACCCTATATTCATGCCGGGGATTCCATTAGCATGTGATGTGAGTTGGGCTAAACGATATGGAGATGCAAAATGAACGATGTTGTTAATAGTCCCAAGCATTATTGTTCAAGTAAGTCCGGGGTGGAGTGTATTGAAGTGGCCGAGCATATGAACTTTTGTTTGGGTAATGCTATGAAATATATTTGGCGTGCGGGGCTCAAAGAAGGTGGGGATGAAATTCAAGACTTAAAAAAAGCAATCTGGTACATCAACAGAGAAATCTCAAGGAGAGAGCGTGAAATTACCAAAAACAGTTTTAATAAACAGGAAACGCTTCATTTTCAAGACGGTAAAATCCAGATCGTACTTCGGAAGGATTTATTACCAGGACAGGGAGATTCGCCTGTCCACATTGGACCGAAAATCAGGAAAAATGCCAAGCGCAAAACNAATGGACGAAACACTGGTGCATGAATTAACACACGGTGTGTTGTATGAAATGGGACTTAAAGCTCTTGCGTTTGATGAGAAGTTTGTTACAAGATTTGCAAAGCTGTTTAATAACGCAATTTACAGTTTAAAATACTAAAAAGAGGGCAGCATGATTAAATCTTTTTCTCATTCATCTTTACGCGATTTTGAAAGCTGCCCTCGTAAATATCATGAAACACGGGTGCTTAAGAAATATCCTTTTGAAGAAAACGAGCAATCCATATATGGCAATAATATGCATAAGGCTATTGAAGAATATGTGGAGTTGCAGAAGCATTTCCCACCTGAGTTTGTTTTTGTAAAAGATGTTGTGGATGCCACGATATTTAGGCAAGGGGAAAAAAAAGCAGAACTAAAAATGGCCCTGGATGCGAATCTTGGAGTTGTTGATTGGTTTGATAAAAAAGTGTGGGTCAGGGGCGTTGTTGATTTACTGATTCTCGATCACGAAAATAAGCATGCTTGGGTAGTAGACTGGAAAACGGGAAGCAATAAGTACCCAGATAAAAGCCAGCTTGAATTAATGAGCATCATGGTAATGACTGTGTATCCTGAAATTGAATTTGTCAGCTCTGCATTGATTTACTTGCTAAAGAACGACATAGTTAAGTCGCGCATGGCTCGCAGCGAAATGCCAAAACACTGGGAGCGGTACAAAGAAAGGTTTGGGAATATTCTGGATGCCAATGAAGCCGGGGTGTGGCATGAGCAACAATCAGGTCTTTGTAAAAAGTTCTGCCCCGTTTTGGACTGTATTTATAATGGAAGAGCTAACTGAGGAACTATCATGCCATACGTTAATAAGCCACGTCCATTTAAGCTTGAGTGGGAGCAACAGAAAAAACGAGATGAAAAGCCAGCTCGCGCTGAACGTGCGCGTGCTAGATATAAGCTGGATAAGGAAGGCGTGGATAGAAAAGGCAAAGATATTGACCATAAGAAGCCTATATCGAAAGGCGGCACAAATGCTGATAGCAACCTGCAGGTGGAAGACCCTAGTAAGAACAGATCATTTACGAGGAACCCAGACCACACAGTAAAAATAAATAAACCGAAGAAGAAAAAGGTGAAATAATTTATGAACGTTGAAAACGAAGTTTGCTATGAATAGTATTTTTAAAAAGTTAGTAGGTGGAGGGAGCGGTAATGCTCCAGTGGCTAATGCAGCAACGCCTGTATGGCCCTTAGCACCATCAGGGTTTAGTCAAGCACAACTGCAAAATAATGCAGCGGCGAACCAAATACGGCCTTGTACTCCCCAGATGCTAGAAGGAGAAGCGTTTCAAATACCGTTTACAGTGGCAGAAGATTTGTGGAGAGCAGCGTTTGGAGACTCATGGGTAGGTGTAGATAGCTTGAATGATTTCCACTGCGGTGTGGCATGCAGATTAATGTTCAGGAATCGCATGGAGAAGGTTATAGTTGATTACGAAGAGCGTGTAAGGATAGTTGAATAAATGGAAATATTTGCAAACAAAGTTCTTGTATTAAAAACTAAGGACCCGCAGAAATTTAGTATCATCCCCAAGAGCCAAGATCTTGGCAGGGATAAATTCGGTATGCATGAAATTGCTGTGCATTGGGGACTGGATGAAGCACGAGTACTAAAAAATATGGGGTTCTTAAACACGCCATCGCCAATACAAAAAGAATATGCTTGGCCCGGTAAATACAAACCTATGCAGCACCAAATTGATACAGCGTCATTTCTTACAATGAACCGCAAAGCTTTTGTGTTGAGTGAAGCTGGTTGCGTTGATTCAGATACTGAATACCTTTCACCGACTGGGTGGAGAAGAATATCTGAATATACTTCTGGGGAAGTAGCACAGTACCATGCGGGTACTGGGCACATAGAATTTGTACATCCTACGGACTATATTAAAAAACCATGTGCAGCTATGCTGCACATAAAAACTAAGTACGGCATAGATCAAATGCTATCCCCAGAGCATAGAATGATATTGTTGAGTGATGCCAACCCAAAACTATTTGATGTACTTACAGCGCAGGAAGTGTATGAAGCTCATAATGATTTTCATGCAAAAATAAAAAGAAGTCGCAGACTAATTGGAGGGATTCCGGGTTTTGGCCATATGGCTATACCTGCAGCATTTCAGTGGGGCGGAAGTATTGGAGTAGCTTTATCTGATGCAGAGCTGCGTGTACAAGTAGCTGTTATAGCTGATGGGCATTTTAGTAAAAGCAATACAAATTGGTGTACTGTTCGTCTTAAAAAAGATCGAAAAGTTGCTAGAATGCATAGTATTTTAAAGGCAGCAGGTATTGAGTAT